CAGGCGGTACAGGCCGCCCATAAACGCGCCATAGGAGTCGGAAATCTGTCCGGTCATGGCCTCGGCGTCGACCAAAAATCCATCGCGGAAAGCAAGGCCGAGTGCCGTGGCCTTGCGCTCGAGCCACTTGAACGGGAGACCTGCAAGCGGGTCGTCGAAACAGCCGCCGCCGACATTGGCGTGGGCGCCGACGAACCATCGCTGCTCGGTGCGTTCGACCGGCCGCGGCTTCGCGTTTGTCGCGCCTTCATTGCTCCACAGCGTGGGCGCGAAAGCCTTGCGGTGTTCGTCGATCGCGAGCGCGTGGAAGGCATATTCGTTGTTCTGACGCAGTCCTGTGTTGAGGAAGGGATAGGCCGTTCCTCTTAGCTTCCGTAGCAGCGGAAAGGGCACGCCGAGCGCGCCGACGGTGTCGAACACGCCGAGAAATTTGATCGAAACGGCTTGCGCATATCCGAGCATCCAGCTTTCCTCGAAGCTGAAATCGGTCTTGCCGTCGTCGCGTGCCGAGATCAACTCGCGGACGGTTCGCTGCCCGGGACGGCGATAGCGCATGAAGAGCTGGTTGACTCCGAGCGGTGCGCCGCTCCGCAGTAGTCCGCACTTGGAAACGAAGCCAGACAGGCTCCTGGCCGTGTAGGCGCCGCGGCTGAAGCCGAAGATGAAGACGTCGTCGCCGGGCGCGTAATTCTCGATCAGCCATTCATAGGCGCTGGTGATCGCCGTATCGATGCCAGTGCCAAACATGCCTCCGCGAATCCGCTCGCCGAATTTGGTGCCAAGGCCTGTGCTGTAGTAAGCGCGTTGCTCGCAGCCGTCGGCACTTCCCGACGCGAACAGCGCACGGAAGCGCCAAATATTGGTGTTGTCGCTGACCTGATTCCAGGTGCCGTCCAGGAACAGCGCGAGGCGCTTCTTCGATGCAGTGGTCGACGTATCGGGCATGCTGGCTCCGCAAATGTCAGGAGATCTAATGACTGCAATTCAGTTGGCGGCAATTGTCGGCTTGCTCGGTCTTGTGAGCGGAATGGTCGTCGTGAACACGATATTAACACCGAACGCCGCACGACTTGGCACAGTTGGTGCGGTGCTAGGAGTGATAATGCTCGTTCTAGTAGCGCTTTATCAGTTGATCGTCTAGGCACACCCGGCGTACCGAAAGTCAGTGCAAAGGTCCGCTGCCGGGCGAGGTATGGTAGAGATACCTTGCTATTGCCGGGCAGCGCGATTCGGACAACGAAGATTGGCTCGCACGCTTGCTTCGAACCAGCTGGCGCTGGCTGATTTCCGCACCGCCGAGCTCGTTCCGCAGCTCGATTCGAGCCGGGTCTTAACACCAAGAACGATTTCAGAAATCGTAGTGCCTGCCATCACACGCTCACTGCGTGCGCCTACGGCCGTTCGCGATTCCTCACGCTTGCACCCGCAAACCAAGGCTTTCAATTATGCCAAAAATGTCCACTTCCGACCTCAAGGCGATGCTCACCTCCGAAAAGGCCGATGCTCTCGCGGCGCTGTCCGCGGCGCGCCTCGCCGAGGAACGGGCGGACGCGATGGACTATTACCTCGGCGATATGCGCAAGGACATGCCGGCGCAGGACGGCCGCTCGCGTGCTGTCTCGACCGATGTCGCCGACACCATCGAAGGGCTGATGCCTTCGCTGATGGATATCTTCGCGGGCTCCGACGAGGTCGTTCGCTTCGAGCCGGTCGGGCCCGAAGACGAGGCCGCAGCGCAGCAGGAGACCGACTACGTCAACCATGTCTTCATGCAGCAGAACCCTGGATTCATGACACTCTATTCCTTCATCAAGGACGCGCTGCTGTCGAAGGTTGGTATCGCGAAGGTATGGTGGGAGGAGCACGAGGAAGAGAGCCGCGAGACTTATTACGACCTGACCGAAGACCAGTTTGCGCTGCTGGCGCAGGCGGTGATCGAGTCGAATGGCGCCATGAAGATCATTGAGCACACTGTGCACGACGCGGCCGATCAGGCCGCAAGGACGGAAGCGACGAGCTAAAGGCCCGGCCGTCGCGTCAGCGCTTGCCGTGCGATCCAGCAGACGCCCCCCAAAAAGTTCGCCGCAACAACTCCCCCGCACAACTAGACGGTCGTCGGCGTACTAGGGCATCTCCTGTGCCCAAGCTGTTACACATCTCCATTTCAGATGAGCTCAAAAAACATGTCTGTTCCCCTGCTTTCGGGGCCGGCGGCGACGCCGCTTGCTCCGCCCGTCACCCACGATGTCACCATCGTCACCACGCGAAAGCTCGCGCAGGCGAGGGTGATGGGCGTGCCGCCCGAGGAGTTCGGCATCGAGCGTGGCGCGCGCTGTATCCGCGACTGCAATTACTGCTTCCATGAAGTGGTGACGAAAACGGAAGCGCAATTGATCGCCGAAGGCTTCGACACCACGCAGGTCAAGTCGCTGAATGACTACACCGGTTACGTCAACATCGAGACGCTGGCGCGCGACACCGCCGATGAGCATTTCGGCACCAGCGCCGGCGGCATCAACTCGGCGGCACGCCTGGTGCGCGTCTACGAACCGGATAAATTGATCGGATATTCCGTCGCGATCTATCTGTCGAAATTGCTCGTATGGGACAAAGTCCTGGGTCTTGGTACGACAGATCCGCTGGCAGGATTTGCGGCGACGACGGCCAACCTCGTCATCGCGTTCTATTTTGCGAAGCGCGGGTTCGAGAATGTTGCGCGGATTATCAAGCGGTGAGCCAATGCACGAAGCGGATGTCAAGGCGATTGTGATGGAAACGCTGATCGAGCACGAGCGCGTTCGGCGAAGTGATATCGACACCGTTGTCGTCAAGACGATCGCGACGATTCTGACTTCGTTCGGAATCGAGGAAGGTGATCGTAACGAGCTGCGCGCGGATTTCCAGCACTTGAGGCGTTGGCGCAGGAGCGTTGAGCAAGCTCAGAGCTACACTTTCAAGGCCGTCATCACAATCATCGCTACCGGCCTTGTGGGCGCCGTATGGCTGGGAATCAAGGCGACACTCGGAAAGTGACGGCGCGCGCCTCGAAGGTTCAGAATGTACCAGATACGAGAAGTCGACGGTCACGATGACGAAATCGCGGACACGCTGTGCGAACTGCATCGACTGACGTTCTTCGATACAGCTTGTGTTCCAGACTTCGAGCAGGGCCAGTGGTGGATGGCCTATCATCAAGCACAGCCAATTGCCTTCGCCGGAGTTGTCACCTCAACTCATGCCGCCAACGCAGGATACCTCTGTCGCGTCGGCGTGCTGGCCCAGCACTGCGGTCGCGGCCTGCAATTGCGACTGACACGCGCGCTAGAGACGCGATCACGGCGAAATGGCTGGAGTGCCATTGTTTCGGATACCACCGACAACGTTTTCTCGGCAAATAACTTTATTCGCGGGGGATACCGGCTCTATCAGCCCGTGTCGCCCTGGGCGTGGCCCCGTACGCTGTACTGGCGGAAGGAACTTTTCTGAGAGTACCATTGAGCTGACCGATCTTGAACGAACAAGGCGCCAACAATTCAAGACCCTGGAGGACGCAAAAATGCCCGGCGGCCCGATGGCCGCCGGGCATTTTTGCATTTTCAACTATATTGCCCGCTCACTGATGCCTGGCAAGGTCCATCATGCGGCTGGGGGACCGTGGCTCCCGAGGCATAATATTGTTCGGAAAGCTTATGCGAGGGTGCCTTGATCCTCGGTGATCCGTCGATAGACTGCCTGGCGCGTTCGGCCAGATGCCGATTGCCTGAAGGGATGAGCGAGGGAAACGCCAATGGCTGGGGATGGCCGCAAGCTTGACGCCCGCACGTTGCCAGCGTCTGACGGCGGCGCGATCATGGTCGCACGGGCAAAGCAACTCATTCCCGCGCTACGGGAACGTGCGCCCAGGACCGAGTCGTTGCGGCGATTGCCACCGGAAACCGAGCGGGATATTCATGACAGGGGGCTGTTTCGGATACTGCAGCCCAGACGCGTCGGTGGAAGCGAACTCGACTATGTTGCCTTGGTCGATTGTGCCGATGTCCTCGGTCAAGGGGATGCTTCCGTTGCTTGGAATTTTGCCAATCTCGCGAGCCACCACTGGATGCTGGGTATGTTTGCGCCTGAAGCGCAGAGCACGGTGTGGGGCAACGATCCCGACACGTTGATCGCATCATCCTTCGTTTTTCCGGCTGGTCGCGCCAGCAAGGTGGACGGGGGATACGTACTGAATGGTCATTGGCCGTTCTCGTCCGGAGTGGAGGCATGCGATTGGAACATGCTCGCCAGCATCGTCGCATCCGATGACGAAGCGGATGGTGTCGAGTACCGGTTGCTGTTGTTGAACAGGCGAGATTACAGTATCAACGATACGTGGAATGCGACCGGACTGCAGGGAACGGGATCAAACGATGTTCGGGTGACGGACGCATTTGTCCCCGAGCATATGACTGTTCCAGTTAGAGACCTGACGGGCGGTCCGACACCGGGCAGCGTTGTCAATCCGAATGCGCTCTACGCGCTCCCAGTGTTCTCGTTGTTTCCATACGTGCTGTCGGGGGTCGGGCTGGGGAATGCCCA